AAGAAAGAGGAGTAAAAGCTTTTTATGAGCCCCGCAAATTCAACTATGTAAAGTTTACATCATATACACCAGATTTTGTATTACCTAATGGCATTGCATTGGAGGTGAAAGGCTGGTTTCTTCCTGAGGACAGAACAAAGTTGAAGAATGTAAAGTTGCTATATCCTGATTTAGACCTTCGTATCATTTTTTCAACCGACAACAAAATAAATAAGAACTCTAACACACGATATAGCGACTGGTGCAAGAAAAATGGGTTTAAGTATGCATTCAAGACTGTTCCTCAGGAGTGGTTGGAAGAACCAGAAAGAGAATTTCCGCGTAGCATGACACGACGTGAACTTTTGGAACACTTTATAGAAAGATAGTGTGTTTCAGAAGCTACCTCATCGTAAGAGCCCCTAGGACTGTTTGCTTATGTCTTTCTGATAGATTACCTTAGTAGGTAGAGTAAAATAGATTCTAGGGGCAATGAGAGGGCATAGCATTGAGAAAAATAAAAATATATATAAGGGGGTAATACCTATGGAAGAGAATGAAAAGATAAAATTTGGTGAGGAATACATTGTGATTCATATTGACCCAGAAAACATGGCTATGGAAGCTGAATTTACGCATGAACACACATATGATGTGTTGTTGACCTACTTAGCGTTTATAAACAAATTCTGGATAGAATCAGCAATTGAAACACTTGAAATTGACCCAGAGAAAGCAGAAGACTTTGTAGATGACATTTTAGATATTATTAAAGAAGTAGTAAAAACACCGTTTGGTGATGATGATGAAGTCACTACAGAAGATGATAACTAGAGAAGAAAATACAATTCTTATTAAAGCTCATATTCCCTGTCAATACTGTGGCTCCAGTGATGCTGGAGCCCTTTATTCCGATGGCTTCTATTGTTTTTCTTGCAACACCTATGTTCCAGCAAAAGGAGGCGAACAAAGTGTGGAAGCTGATGAAGTAGTAAAGGATATTATTTCCTATGGTTACGCTGAAATTCCTGAACGTGGCTTATCAGAGGAGGTGTGCCGTTTTTACGATTATGGCATAGGTCGCTATAACGGTCAAATTGTGCATGTAGCAAATTACCGTTATGGCAGCAAACGTAAGCAACACATCCGAACTCCCGATAAGCAGTTCTTTTGGCTTGGAGGTGGCACTGCCCATGTAGAGCTGTTTGGGCAGCATTTGTATCAGAAGCAGCCATATCTCATTATCACTGAAGGAGAAATAGACTGTCTTACAGTTGCTCAGTTAAAGTTAAAGCAGTTTTTGGTAGTTAGCGTGCCTAATGGTGCTGCTAATGCTACCAAAGCTGTTCTTGATAACTATGACTTCATAAGACAGTTTGAATTGATATACCTTTGGTTTGATACCGACAAAGCTGGGCAGCAGGCGGTGGAAAAACTGGTAATGCAGCTTCCACCAGGAAAGGTATATATTATAGACTCTGCACCGTATAAGGACGCTAATGAAGTGTTTCTTGCTTCGGGTGCTAATGCTGTCTTAAATTATATAAAGCAAGCTAGGCTATATCGACCAGACCACCTAATCAGTGTTGAAGAAATGGACCTAGAGAAGGTTATGAAGACTCCAGAGAATGAAAACTTCAAGGTAGGTTTCAATCACTTCAATAACTTTTATATGGGTCTTCGAAAGCATGAGTTGACTATGATAGGTGCTGGTACAGGAGTAGGCAAGAGCACCTATATGAGACAGCTTGCTTATGACCTTCTAATACTTAATCCCAGTGTTAAGACAGCATATATAGCCCTTGAAGAAACTGTTACCAAAACCTTGTTAGGCTTTGTTGCTATGGACAATAATGTTGCTCTTGGTGATTTATACTTAAATAGAGAGCTAATACCACCTGAGTCCATGAAAGCAAGCATAGGAAAATTTAAAGAGCGCTTATTGTTCTACGACCATTTTGGCTCTATTGACCCTCTTAATATGTTGCAGAAGATAGAATATCTAGCAAAGGCGGAAGGGATAGACTTTCTATTCTTAGACCATTTAACTATCCTTATCAGCGGACTAGAAATTCAGGATGAACGAAAGGCTATCGACGTATTCCTTACCCGCCTTAGAAGTCTTATAGAGAATACTAATATTGGAGTAATCATGATAAGCCATGTCTCAAACAATAGTGCTTATCGGGGTAAAGCCCCTGAAGAGGGTGGTAAAATTTCTATAAAAGACTTCAGAGGGTCGGGGTCCATTGGACAGCTTAGTGACAATGTTATCAGTCTTCAGCGAAACATTGTTGCTAAGCAGCCTGAAGACAGAAGGCGTACTGAAGTGTACGCTCTGAAGAATCGATTATTTGGTGAGAATACAGGATTGATGGGAACGCTAGAGTATATTTCAGGAAAGCTTTATGAAACTGAAGTATATCATGCATAGTAAAGGAGGTGAAACAGTATGTCTAAGCAATCAATGGCTATATTTGATATAGAAACAGACTCATTAGACCCTGCTGTAGTATACATAATTACTGTGTTTGATATGCAATCTGAACAGATAATGACGTTCTTAAACCCTTTAGAAGGCTTGAACAAGTTGAACAGTTATGATATACTTATTGGGCACAATGTAGTCAACTTTGACCTTCCAGTACTAGCAAAGTTATATCAATTCAAGCCTAGAGAAGATGTACAAGTTTGGGATACATTAATCATGTCAAGGTTATTATTTGGAGACTTGTATAACCTTGAGGAACGTTTCTATCCTCAATGGAAACTAAAGCTGTCTCCTAGACTTAGGGGCTCTCATAGCTTAGAAGCATGGGGATTGCGTTTAGGAGAGCTAAAGGATACATGGGGAGAGCAGCGCACGGATTGGGTTATGACATCTGAGAATCAAGAAGAGTTTTTAAACTACGCACAACAGGATGTGAGGGTTACAAAAGTCTTGTTTGACTTTCTATACCCACTCATCCAAAATGTTTGGGAGCCTTTCCTGATGGAAACAGAAGTAGCAAAGATTATACAACGACAAATAGCTTATGGCTTTGCTTTTGATATTGAAGCAGCTAAGGAACTTTTGGGAAGCTATTACAAAGAAATGGCTGATATAGAAAAAGAGCTCCAAAAAGCCTTTCCACCTTGGGAGGAGCAGGCTGGAGTGTATAAGAAAGCTAATAAAGCGAAGGGAATTAATGCTGGTGACCCTAAGATAGTTAAAGTTAAGTTTAATCCAGGGTCAAGAAAGCATATAGCCCTCAAGTTGCAAGAGAAATATAGTTGGACACCTCAGAAATTTACAGAATTAGGCAACCCTATCATTGATGAAGAGGTATTGAATTCCCTTGATTATCCTGAAGCAAAACTACTTAGTCGTTATTTAAACCTTCAAAAGTTAGCAGGATTGCTTGCGGAGGGCAATCAGGGAGTGCTGAAACACATCAAAGCAGATGGTAGGGTCCATGGTACCGTTAACACTCTAGGCGCTGTATCTAGACGCATGACACATTCATCTCCCAACGTTGCCCAAATGCCTACAGATTCAGAGTTTCGAAAGCTATTCATTGCTCCCAATGACAACCGTTGCTTGGTTGGGATAGATGCTAGCGGGTTAGAACTGCGTTGTTTAGCTCACTATTTAGCACGCTATGACAATGGTGTGTATGCTCACCAAATTCTGCAGGGAGATATACACACTTATAACCAGCAAGCGGCAGGTTTGAAAACCCGCGCGCAAGCAAAACGTTTTATTTATGCGTTTCTTTATGGCGCTGGTACATCTTTGCTAGCTCAGATAGCAGAAATACCAGAGTCTAAAGGAGCAAAGTTGAAGCAAAAATTTTTAAATAACATTCAGGGTTTACCAGCACTGATAGAGGATGTCCAAAATAAAGCCAAAGGAAGCTTTATTAAGAGTCTAGATGGAGTCCCATTGTTTGTTAGAGACTCTTATAAAGCACTTAACCTACTATTACAGAGTGCGGGTGCCATTGTTATGAAAAGAGCGCTGGTAATCTTAGACAACTCATTGCAGTCTAAAGGGCTTATTCCAGGGCAAGATTATGAGTTTGTAGCCAATATTCATGACGAATGGCAGATAGAAGTTAAGAAAGAACTTGCCAATATTATTGCTGAAGAAGGTGTCAAAGCTATCAAAGCTGCAGGAAGATTTTATAACTTTAGATGTCCGTTAGATGGTGAGGCTAAAATAGGTATGAATTGGGCTGAAACCCATTAGAAAGGAGTGAGAGCATGAAGGTTTTACTAATAGATGGGGACATTGTTTTATTTCAAGTAGCTTTCAAGTCTCAGCAAAAGATGTTTGATAAACTAATTGTTGATGATATTATAATTGCT